TCTGTGGGAATCAGGGCGATTTCCAAATCACCTTCATAGCCAGAATTGTTGGAAATTACGTAGTATACGATGTCGTCAGCATAAAAATTTTCGTTTTCGCCGTTTGCATCAATGGAAATGGAAACCGCACCCGGCAGACGCACCGGATCCACATAGACCGGTGTCAAATTGGCTCCGCTGGCATCGGTTACCCAGTCCTTGATTTTAGCGTAATGTACATTGGTCAAGCCAAATTTGACCTTGTTCTTTTTGTTTGCCATAGGACTTAAACCCCCGTTTCGTAAAGCACTTCATAGAGCCTTTCTGACTCTATCCAGACTTCTGATTTTGTGTAGTAGATCTCATGACGTTTCAGAACCTCTTCAATCTGATTTTCCAGTTCAGGATTCTTAACGTCTGTGTAAAGTTCAATATCCAGCATCTTAAAGCTGAAATACATGGAATTATCCGCAGAAAACGTATTCTCTCCGGGAGATAAGAATAATAGAAAAGGCGGTGCAGGACTTTCACCTTCGGCGAAATGATGATAGGCGAAAGGCAGTCCCATTTCCTCCATCATCTCTGCGATCTGTTCGTAGGTCATGACAACGCCTCCTCTATAAGTTTCTCAAAAAGCTGTGCACCTTTTTCTTCCGCAGGAGCAATATGCGGTTTGCCGGATACACGTCCACCGCCACGCTTGGCGTGTCCCTT